ATGTAATATCCTTGATTGATCCCTTAAGACTACTTCCGAGACTCAGGACCTCTGTATTGTGCGGTCTCGATATTAGTGTAAAGACAGAACCTCCGACTGGGCTTCCTATTGCTAACTGTTCTTTAAACCCACTAAGATACCTGTCTCCGTATACATGAACTACATTAGCCATTCCTTCACGGCTTCTGTTTAAGTCTGTATCGAATAAATTATCTTGACTATCTCCTAATGTTACGTTAGAACTTGTCGATTTTCTTTCTATCCAATGTAAATCTTTATCTTCGTCCACCCAAAATATAGAATTAGACAATGTGGCCAACTCATTGAAAGCATCGAATAGACTCTCGTGATTATAAGACATTCTAGCTAATGTAGTTGTTGTTGCCACTACGTTGTTTGTTGTTATGTCTGGCACATCATTAGATGAAAGAAGTTGAGTTACTATCTGGCTGACTTCTGTATCTGTAAATACTTGTGGCTGGGCGGTTATGTCCTGGAGTCTTAAACTATAATCTCGGCCACTCAAAGTAATTGTCTGGCTATTACCTTGTCCTTTAAATTTAATTTTCTCGATTACCCCACTGAATATTTTAGTGCTAGCGTCAGTTTCGTCAGCGTAAATATCAACATTCTGACCTACTTGGAAGTCCGCCGAGTGCCTACCGAAAGGACTATCAAATACACTAGTAAAAGAACTAGACGCATTGGAATCGTGCATCGTTCTACTAACATTAAGTGTTCTATAATCAGTAAACTCTACACTATTGACTTCTAGTTTAGTAAAGACACCCATTACAAGCTGAGTTTATTATTTAATTCATCTGATAGTGCTCTGCTTATTTCTTCTGGATTCATCCCGTTTAGGTTTTCTATATTAACAGTGATCTTAGATGAGTCATTCCTTGGGGTGACGAACTCTCCCTCATGTAATTTGTATAATCCTGTTTTGTTTATCGGGCCACCGGTTGCTAATGAACCAAGTACTTGTTCCCCTGATGAAGATATAGATTCACCTATCCCTGCCCTGAAGTTTGCCACCTTTTTGATTCCTCCACCAATTGAACTTATCACACTGAGTACTTTGTCTAAGATAGAAAGGAATTTGTCTTTTAACCAAGCACCAAACGCTTTCATTTGTTCCCATACCCAGCCTATACCGTGGTCCCAAAGCCATCTGAATCCTGCTGCTAATACTTTTACTGCTATGGTTAAGATTGCTATCTCTGGTGCAAATAATTTATTTAGAAATTCCCAAAATTGTAATCCTTTTTCTTTTATAGTATCCCAATTCTTAAACAACAGAACTCCTATCGCTACAAGTGCGGCGACTGCTGCTGCTATGGCCAATATAACAAGCCAGACAGGTGCGCCCGCTATGCTTACAGCCGTCATTCCTGCTGCTATCAACCCGAGTCCTGCTACAAATGCTGGTACTAAGGCAATTAATATCAATAATGGTCCTCCGATAAGCGCGAGTGCTGTACCTACCCCGAGTATGATTGCTGTCCATTTTGCTATCTTTGGATGCTGTTCGAACCAAGCCACTAAGATTGCTAGCTTATCTGCTACAAATTTTGCTGCTGGAAGAAAAACCTCACCCATTATCCTAGCTAATTTAATAAAACTATCCTTAACATTACTAATCTGACCAAGTAGTGTCTCACTTTGCTTATCCATCAAATCGAAGAACTTACCACCCTCACCAGTCATTGTTGTGAATGCTTTTTCTACATCATCAAACCCTATGGTTCCTGCGCTAACCATCTCAGCTATTTCACTCTCAGCTACGTTTAGGTTCTTTGCTAACTCGGCAACTAATGGAACACCAGCTACAGCGAAATCTCTTAATTCTCTGCCCGTTAGTTTTCCTTGAATCCTTACCTGTCCAAAATTAAGTGCTAGTCTGTTCAATGGTACATTAAGTCCTGCCGACAAGTCACCCAATGATTTAAGTGTTGGAAGTAAGTCATCTACCTCAATACCCATTGCAAGTAGTTGTTTTGCGTTCTGTTCTACACCGGTTATTGTAAAAGGAGTCTTTGTTGCGAAGTCTGCTAACTCTTGTAATAATACCTGTGCTTCCTCGGCACTTCCTAGCATGGTTGTGAATGCTATTGTTGTTTGTTCGAACTCTCCTGCGAACTTAGTTAACCCCGCGATTGCTCCGGCACCTGCAATTCCGACTGCTGTCATAGCTGCGCCTGCCGCTAACATGCCTTTGTTTACATTCTTAAAGACATTACTAAACTCGTCTATTGCTTTTATTGTGATAGCAACTGTTGCTCCACCGGCCACTCCAGCCAATAATCCGTTTACCATTATTTTTTACTCTTCCTCGATGCTTTCTTGTGGTCACGTTCAACTTTTTTAAGGTATTTTATAATACCAAGATAATCTGATAAAGATATACTCCTCAAATATTCTAAAGTCCAATGAAAGTGGTCACAAATAGACAACTCGGACATTAATCTTTTAGAGTGACCTACTGAAAATCCTTTGCATCTAACCCATTGAAATCATTGACAGCTTTCATTAACTTAATGCCTTCTTTCATAGTCATCTCGTTGTAATCTTCTTCTGTCATACCCGTTGCTGCAATCATTGTAGACTTTGCTATCTCTGCCTTGCTTAAATCTGCAAGCACAGCTATATCTTTGTACTTCAATTCCTTGATTGTGTATGTCTTCTCTCCTATTTCGATTGTTTGTTCTTCCATTTGTACCTCCTGGGTTTAGTTGTATTCTTAAAGAATAAAGAATAAAAAAATAAAATTTGTGTTTACCACGGATTAAATATATTCGCACTCGTTGTGCTTGTATACTCTGTAGCTGTTACATTTTGTGGTTGAATTTCTATAGTACTCTCGACGGCTCCTTCTATTGCACTTGGATTCTCGAAACTCATAATCTTACATCCACTAAGGGCGAAGATTGCGTGTTGACTTCCTGTTCCGTCCTGATTAAAGTCTAGCGTTCCGTTAAACGTCCCATTAGATTTAAAATACTCATTGTACAAAAAGTCAGCGTCAGTTCCATCCAGGTCCATTGTTACATTAAGTGCATATTCTCTGTTCTGTGCGAATGGTACACTAATATCTCTACTCCCGTTCAAGTAATGTGGTGCTTCTATATTCTGGTTAATCTCCAAGCTAATTTCCTTAGCTGTACTGATTGAGCTTCCACCAAGTGTTAGACTAGCACTACTCCATAAGTATGGCGTATTTGTGTCTGCCGTTACACTAGTTGTTGTACCTGAACTTGTCGTATTAGTTTGTCCAATATAGTCTACATCTACAGTAACCTTCTCTCCTTGAGACGCATTAACCGTTAACGTGTTAATCACATTTCCTGTTACAGTCCTAACGAAATTTCTACCCGTTCCTGCCGATTGCTTCGAATCCTCGATTGTGAAACTGATTGGCGCACTTATTTGTCCTGTTCCGGATGTGAACGCACTCTGCCATGCACTAGAATCAACTTGTGTTGCTGTGTGTGTTGCCTGAGTTCCAGAAGTATCTACTACTGAACCTACTGCCCAAAATGGTAATCTGAAATTCTGAACATTATAAGTAACTGTACCGGTTACATCTCTTGGTCCTTGTGAGATTGCCCCAAAAGAACGACTAGCTGTACCCATGTATCTGTTTACTAACTTGTTTTCACTATCATCAATAGAATTGTCAGTCACTTCACCTAACCATATTCCATTACCCGAAGTATTCGCATACGTTCCACTCTCGTGTAAAAGTACTACTTTATTCTGGTCTGATATGTACCGAGTCATCGAATTCTCATATTATTTGTCATAATATTATTACCCCCTTTCATTATGTTTAAGTGTAAATTAGATTTTAAATGAAATAAATGTGTTCTTCCAGTATTTGTATTTACCATTTAGTTATAAGTTAAAGAATTTATAATTTAGTTGAATGATACGTGATTTGGTTGCGCCCTTGCCTGGTTCATCTACTCGGATAACACTTCCAACATTAAAGTCATGAAAGCCACTGTCTACAGATCCTGTGCTTGCTTGGAATTGTATGTCTGCTAATTTGTCTAATACATCTTGTGCTAAACTATCTGACTGAGTTATAGACTTACTCCATATTCTTATTTGTACTGTTAGATTTACGTCCATTGCTGTGGTTTGCATACCAGCTCGAGACTCTTCTACTAGTAATCTCCAACGTGACAAGAGGGTATTTTACTTCTCTCTCTGGATAACTTGTCATAACAAACTTCGAAGAACTACCTCGTGAACCGCTTATCGGATCTGTAATGTTGTTACTAATTATGTCCTTCAAGAAGAAGAGTAAATCTCTAAATAATGTTTTTCTTTCTGCCATCGCTTTGGTTGTTTGACTACTCGCTTGCAGTCTAAATAAATAAGTTATTTCTGTTTAAGTATATTGAGAAGTTAAATATATATTAAATTTGTTTTACTTGATTTGCTATTATATCTCTAATCTTTGGTTTAGCCCTGTCGGCACTATTGCCGAAATGTTTACGAGGAGAGTTTTTGAAGTCAGTACCGAACTCTAACTTACGAGCATAAGGCAATCCACTAAACACTGTAGCATCAAAATTACCAGTCTTGAAATCAACAGAATTAAGAAACCTTCCGGTATCCACACTTGGGTGTTCTGCCTCACGACCAGCTATACTATCCTTAACTGCTCCTTGAAGATAGATTGCAGACTTAGTAATCCCTTTTTCTATTTGGATTCCTATGTTCTTATCTTTAGTCTTCAAATACTTCTTGACTTGTGGAATCCCTCGTATATCAATACTGAAATTCTTAGCCATTTATCAGACTTCCTGTTAATTTTCTGATATATTGTTTCTTGTATACGGGTGTTGCTTCGGTTTCGTAAACTATCCCGCCATCTGGGATTGTAGTGTATAAATTCCCAGTCGGACTACCGAGCTGTATGTCTACAGACTGAGATGCGCTATTGAAGTCAATAGAACCATTAACAAACAATGTCTTATCAGAATCAATTAACTTACCCTGCGACATTAATACTGATTCCTGGCTACCTTCTCTTCCATGTATAGGGAATACAACTCCACTAATCCACAGAGAGTTTCCGCTCTGTAACAAATCTGTTGCTTCATCATATACGTTGTCATATACGGTATCATAGTATCTAATTCTAAGTGGTGTCCCAGCTAACTGAAGTGTACGATTCAATGCAGCTACTAGTTTTGCATTTGTTCCCATTATTCATCATAGTCCTTATTTATTTTAACCACTAATGAATTATCACTAGGTAATGTTAAAATACTTGAATCATTAAATGTTGTTGTAAATTCTCCAAGAAATAATCCTGACCTATTCGTATCAGAAGTGGACCATCTGTATTCTACGTTACCAGTTGCGCTTCCTGTAATGGTTGCATTGCCACTAAATACTGAAGTGAACTGATTATCGTTGGTACCTAATCTGAAAAATATATTAGAACCAGTGGTTAAATCAATTGCGCTACCATTCGAATCTATAAACTGAACAGCTAAAGATGGGTCTGTACTATCTTTCTTAATTTGAAATATTGCCATTATTTAAGTTTTAATTACCTCCTTTCCTTAATTTAATTACTGAATCATCTTTAACTAGCTTATTGTTAAATGCTGTTTGTCCTAATATGTATATCTTAGAGATTACATTCACAAGTGTCACAAGTGTATCCGTCAAACTGTCAGATATTGTTTGAGTTTCAGACAGAGTTCTATTGAATTCCGAAGTCGTTGATAAATCATCTGTGATGGCTTGTATCTCAGATAGTGCTGTATTGAATTCACATATCCTTGACAAACTGTCAGACATATTCTGAGTATCTGATAGGCTAACAT